CTAACATTGGTCGTTACTATGAGGATCTTCATCAGCTTAACTGCCGTAAAGAGTTGGGAGAGACAATTGACACTATGGTGCATAAACGAGCCATATGGATGGCACTACACGCAAGCTATGCACTGGAGGCTCTACGCTTCATGGTGAGTTTTGCCACTAGCCTGGCAATGGTAGAAAACAAAATCTACATCGGCAACGGCAACATCATCAGCTTGATCCTACAAGACGAGCTATTGCACACAGAGTGGACTGCTTGGTTGATCAACAATGTGACCAAAGATGATCCCGACTTTGTCAAACTAGAACAAGAATGTGCGGCCGAAGTGTATGCATTGTACTTAGAAGTTATTCGTGAAGAAAAAGAATGGGCTGAGTTCTTATTCAAGAAAGGTGTGGTTATCGGATTGAACGCTAACATCTTAAAAGACTTTGTGGACTACACAGCATTTACCCGTCTAAAAGAAATTGGTATCAAGTACTTAGAGGATCATCCTAAGTTCAGTCCTATTCCTTGGTTTAACAAACATGTGAACATCAATAAGAAGCAGACTGCACTACAGGAAAATGAATCAACTAACTATGTCATCGGCGTAATGTCAGACACAGTTGAGTACGAAGAACTACCTGATCTTTAATTTCACCAAAACACAAAAAGGCCTTGACTATGGGGCCTTTTTTCGTCTAAACTTAACACAAAGGAACTATAACTATGAAAGTAACCGTATGGAGTAAAACACCCTGTCCTATTTGTGACCAGGCTAAAGCATTGTTAAAACAACGTGGCATTGACTACGAAGAACGCAATATTACTGAAGGTACATGGACTAAAGAACAACTACTAGAAGCTGTACCTAACGCAAGAACTGTGCCACAGATTTTTATTAACGAACAACTAGTAGGCGGATTTAATGAGCTCAGAAACCATCTCCAAAATCAAACCAGTTGAGTATCAATGGGGTGGTGATGATCTAACTATGAACGTTGGATTTTCTGCACAAGAAATTGACGATTTGTTAAAAACAACAATGACTTCTTCAATAGGAGCCCAAGGCTCACAGTATACAATATCTACCGGTGCAGGTGCTAATGGGACTTGGAACGCCAGTCCCTATATCTACACTACTAACAACACAAGTGCAGTAAACGTTTCGAGTGCAGGATTACACGTTACCAGTGATGCCGAGTTTGACGGAGATATCAAATGGAAGGGGCGTAGTCTCGGAGACTTGCTAACTACTATCGAAAAAAGACTATCTATCCTAACTCCAGATCCTGCTAAACTAGAACACTTTGAAGCACTGCAAAAAGCATACAAGCACTACAAGACTCTAGAAGCCCTGTGCGAACTACCAACTAAGAAAGAAGAAAAATGAAAGTTAAATTAGTATCATCTAGCAGACCAAGTCGTGGGATGTATGACGAAGGATTGACAGATGTTCAGGAGCTCATTGCCTTTTGTGCTCGTGTTAGCAATCCTGCTAATCAATACAATATGGACACAGCTGACAAGCTGATCCGGTATCTAGTCAAGCACAAACATTGGAGCCCACTTGAAATGGTATCGGCTTGTCTTGAGATTGAAACTACTCGCGATATTGCTCGTCAAATCCTACGTCATCGTAGTTTCAGCTTTCAAGAGTTTAGTCAACGTTACGCCGATCCTACAAAGGACTTAGACTTTGTTCTTCGCGATGCTCGCCTGCAAGATACAAAGAATCGTCAAAACAGTGTGCTGACTGATAATCGTGAATTGATTATTGAATGGAATCGTAGACAACAGGCAGTGATTGATTTAGTCAAGGAAAATTATGCTTGGGCTATTGAGAACGGCATTGCCAAAGAGCAGGCTCGTGCAATCCTCCCAGAAGGTAACACAGTTAGCCGTTTGTATATGAATGGTACCCTGCGTAGTTGGGTACATTTTATTGAACTGCGTAGCGGAAACGGAACTCAGTTAGAACATATGGAAGTTGCTCGCGAGTGTGCTAAAGTTATCTCCGAGATATTCCCAATGGTGACAGAATATGTCCAGTCCCAGTGACACACTGAAAAAGTTTGCAGCTGAACACAACATTCGAGTCATCGACTCGAATAAACGTGCCTACAAACATACTCGTGCCAATGTAAACCTATTTCATTATGAGACTGACTATAATAAGTTTTATCAAGAGCATATAACTTTTGAAACTGAAACTCTTTACACAGTTGAGATCAGTGAAAGTGAATTAGAACGCATTGCTGAGTTTGAAAGCCAGGTGTTCAACAATATGAAAAGTAAGGGTCATTATAATATGTTTGAAACCCTTATGGAACAGAAAGAACGTGAGCGAGCACTGCGTGATACATATCCAGCAGTTCGTAAAGCGTACGAACAATATAGTCTAATGTTAAAATTAGCACAATCAGGAGAAATATAAATGTTAATCGAAAAACCAATGTCCGAAGGGGACGTAGTCAGTATTAAGTTAATCAACGGTGATGAACTAATTGCACGTTTAGAAAAGGATGATCATCAAGGTTATACTATCAATAGACCGCTAGCACTCACAATGAGCGGTGGTGGCCTGGGTATGATTCCTTGGGTATTCCTTGGTGCTAAAGAAACAATGACTCTAAAAAGGGAACATGTGTTTATTGTGATGACCGCTAAGAAAGAAGCAGCAGATCAGTATATGCAAGGAACTACCGGTATTGCATTGGTGTAAATAATAGTTTAGGATATTATTATGCCATATGTACCAGGTGCAGGAGTCCACGGAGTAGTACACGTTGCTGACGTGTATCGTAGCCCTAATGTTTTTACAAATAATGTTGCAACAGCGTTATGGCTAGAAGCTGGGACCAGTGCAGGATTCGTTGGTATTACTATCAATGCACCTCCGGCATTAGATCCAGCAGAAGCTGCTGCGGCGGTTGATCTTACCACTGCCTATACCAGCAACCCTGACAGCTTCTATAATGCAGAAGCAGCTAATTCTGGAGTGAAGGGCAACTATCCAGGTACTCCAGAAGATACTACTACTTCTACTGGAATTACAGATGTTGCTACTGCTTCGGGCATTGTGCCTTTCTTAGCTGCAACTTTAGAAGAAGCAGGTCGAGGTATGTGGCGTGAGTCGGGGCAAAGTGGTGGCACCAGCAACAAAAACATTCTTAAAGTTTGGCAAGCACTGGGCTTTACTGGAAGTCCCTGGAACACTGATCAAACAGCATGGTGTATGGGATTTGTTAACTTTGCATTAAAGTGCTCAGGCAAGAAGTATGTTCAAACAGCCAGTGCTAAAGCAATTAAACAAAATCCCGAACGGTGGGGTGCAGTACAGGTTACGCCAGCAACTGCACAACCGGGAGATATTGTGCTTTGGAAATTCAGTCATGTTAATTTTATCTACACCCTGAACAACGGCAAAGCAACCTTTGTGGGAGGTAATCAAACTCCTTCATCTGGTAAGAACAATAATCCTAGTGACGGCGACGTTACTATTAGTTGGCCAGCAGGAACTCCATTAACTAATTCATCAATTGACAGTATCTGGCGAGTAGCCTAATGAAACAAAAATTTATCGATATGTACATGGACTGGGCAGATCGTACTGCTCAACTTAGTCACGCTAAGAGATTGCAAGTAGGTGCAGTCATTGTAAAAGATGACTCAGTTATCAGCTACGGCTACAATGGTATGCCCGCAGGTTGGGACAATGACTGCGAAAACCGTGTATGGGACAAGGGTGCAGGCGGTTGGCTAAGTCCAGAAGAGTTTGAAGAACAGTATCCTTATGAAGGATGGCACGAGGGTGCTCAACGCAATGTACGTTACGGACTAAAAACTAAACCAGAGGTACTACATGCTGAATCCAATGCAGTTGCGAAGTTGGCCAAGTCAAGCCAAAGCGGCAGTGATGCTAGTATTTTTATCACTCATGCTCCTTGTTTGGATTGTGCCAAACTTATATACCAAGGCGGCATATCTAGCGTATACTATCGCAATAGTTATAGGGACATGGCCGGAGTCGAGTTCCTAAAAAAATCCGGCGTCGACGTAAAGAAAATATAAATGAAGAAAATATTAGTAATAGGCGTCGGCACTGCTGGCATTATAACCTTGGGCCAGATGGCCTCCACTCTAGATGATAATTGGGAAGTACACTCTGTATATGATCCTAATATTCCAATCTTAGGAGTAGGCGAAGCAACCAGTACTAATGCACCGCTGGCATTTTTTAAAGGCCTTGGTTTTAATATGGCCTATGATGCAGAGAGATTAAGTGCAACATTTAAGTACGGAGTTAGATATACAAATTGGAGAGAGCATACTTTTGATAGCTTAATTTTACCTCCAAATTATGCCATACACTTTGATAATACAAAATTAAAAGAAGTTGGATTTGAACGATTAAAAGAACGGTACCCTACTAAATTTAAATCGTTTGAAGGCACCGTTGAGTACATGAAGAATATAGACAGCGGTGTTGAAGTCAAGATCAATGACAGTATTCATGTATATGATTATGTAGTTGACTGTGGAGGGTTTCCTAAAGACTACACAGGCTACACCATGGTGGATCTTCCTATTAACCATGCATTAGTTGCAGCAGTACATAAAGAAGGTGACTGGAATTATACGCATCATTGGGCACATAAAAATGGCTGGATGTTCGGCATTCCATTACAACATCGCCAAGGTTGGGGATACCTTTACAATGATACTATTACTTCTAAAGAAGATGCATTAGAGGACATGGCCAGTATTATTAAAGTACCAAAAGAAGATATAAAGTTTAGAGAGTATACTTTTAAACCATATCATGCATCTGAAAACTTAATAGATGGCCGTATTCTTAAAAACGGCAACAGATACATGTTTTTTGAGCCAATGGAAGCATTGTCTATGGAATACTATGTAAGACTAAATGCAGAGTACATTAAACTTATAAACGGTGAAACGAGTAGACAGAAAGTCATTAGCAATACTCTTTTTGAAGTTAACGGGTTGATTTCATTTTACAGATATATATACCACGGCGGTTCGATCTACGATACAGACTTTTGGAGAATAACAAAAGAAAATACTCGAAATCATTTATTAGCTGATAAACAATTTCTAAAGATGTTGGCATTTTATAATGATAATGCACACAGACCTGATGTTTCGACTGCAATGACTATTCAACCGTTCTTTGCTTATACATGGGAACAGTTTGATAAAAATTTAGGTTATAATTATTTCAAACAGGTAAAGAAAGAAATTACTAAACCAAAAGTAAAAATACCCGGGTTACTATTTGGTTGACCATAAATAATATTGCCTGTTAAGCATCTGGACATAGTCCAGCTAGACATGTTAGGCGAGGACTTCTTGACAGCCTCGTCAAAATGCAGTATAATTTAAGTTAAGATTGTATGAAGTAGATTGAAAAGGATTCAAGACGCGGGGGCAGTGCCCGCCAGGTCCACCAAAAGGAGATATGATGAAGCCAGCTTATGTAATAGCAGTAGTACTATTGATAGGATTGATTTATTTTCATGTCTATTTTTGATGGGCCTGACACAGGATCGATTGGGTCAAGAGTAATGAAATGGACAGTCCGGCAATGTAGAAGCCGTTAGGATTGGGGTAACCCGGTCG